ATCCCTCGGCCGTGAAATGGGCCGAGGAATACGCCGCCGCTGAAGTCAAGTACATCTCTGACAGCCAACGGCAGGCCATCCGAGATGTGATTGTCCGAGGCCAGCAGGGAGGCCTTACCTACGATCAACAGGCCCGGGCGATCAAACAGCTGATCGGCCTAGATCCCCGGAGGGCCGAAGCTGTCGGCCGGTACGAAGATGCCCTCTGGAAAAAGCATCTTAAAATGGTCGAAGCGGGGGCCTCTAATACCGATATCAAACGGAAAGGTCTGGATCCAGATTCGATCAGCCGCAAATCGGATCGGTACTCTGAAAAGCTTCTCAGGCAGCGGTCCCGGACCATAGCCATAAACGAAACTGCCGAATCCGCCGCCCAAGGTCATTATTACACTACAAAGGACGCTTGCGACCGGGGCATCCTCCGGGCCGGTATCCATGAGGGATACCGGATTATTACGCCGGATGAACGGCTCTGTGAACAATGCAGCGCTTTGGCCGGCGAGACAAGACAGCTGCCCGATGGCACCTATTCTTCAGGATCAACCAACCCCCGGCTGCACACGCTTTGCCGGTGCTGTGAGGGAATACGAGTGATACAAAAATCCAAACCCAAGATAGAGAAGGCCGTGAAATCCTTTATCCCGGTGACATTCGAGGCCCGGGGCCTCAAAGAAACTGATACCTCCATTATCTCGCCGACCGTCCCGATGGTGGAGGGAGTATTTGATGGATGGGGTTTCCCGGCGCTCCGGCTCCATTCGGAGTTCGGACCAGAGGCCAAGTGGATGAAAGGCCTTACGGTGGTCACGAACCACCAGGCTTTGGATCCAGACGCTCGAAGGATCGGCCAGATCCAGGACCCGGGGTCAGAGGAGGCCAAGAAACGGATAACGGCCAAGACCGAGTTCTACAAGATCGACCTGACCCAGAGAGAGGCCGATGCAATCCGTAGCGGTGAACCTCTGCACGGATCGCTACATTTCGCCTGTAACCTGGAGTTCACGCCGGGCGAATGGAACGGCCAGCACTATGAAGCCATAGAGCGGGGGCCGTACATCTTCTATGAATATTCTCTAGTGTCGCAAGGAGTAGTTACGCCGGCCGATGGTGCCGGATTTAATATGGAGTGTAAAGGCTGCAAGAAGCCTTCCAGCCCTGGAGGGGCAGACATGGACGAAGCAAGAGTACAGGAATTGATAGAGGCGGCCCAACAGCCCCTCAGGGAAAAGATCGCTGCCCTAGAGCAGAAGAATGTAGATCTCGCGGGCAAGCTGGCACAGACTGAAGATAGACATGAGGCCGAGCAGAAGGCTAGAGTCTTTGAGGCCTTCAAGGCCAGGCTGAAACCCGGCTATCTGGAGAAGGCGGCCGAGATGTTCGAGGCCAGCCAGAAAGATCCACTATGGGCTGCGGAGCACGCTGATGTATTCTTAACTGCTAAAGAGCAGTCCCATGAGCTCCGGGGCAGGCACCAGGACGGCGGGCCGGCGTTTGATCTGAGCAAGGAACAGGATAAGCTTTGGGGTAGGGTGATCTGAGATGGCTGCTCTGAAAGATACGCTGATAGCAGAGGGCCCGGCAGGCTGTGATCCTTTCACAGCAGGGGCAACTGTTCCGTTCGGTGCTGCCCTGCTCAGGACTGCAGCCCGGACCTTCAAGGGAACGAAAGACGACAATGACATGACCGTGGCAGGATTCGCCGTCCAGCCGGCCAATAATGTGGTCCTAGATTATGACGGCTTCTACGTGGCCAGCAACAGGTCCGGCAGGCCTGATGTGGGCCGGATGGCCCGGAAAGGTGCCCTCATCAATGCCCTGGTGATCGCCAAGGCCAACACCTCCATCGTAGACGGCGATTATCTGGAGGCTGCAGCGCTCGGAGCAGGATCATCTTACATAGGAGTCCTGCAGGAAGCGGGAAGCAACGCCGGCGAGGACCGGACCCTGAACAGCTTGGCTCAGGCTCTGGAAGACTGCACCATCACAGATGCCAGCTACAAGTCTCCGGCCTCGGATGTGGCGGTAGGTGACAGCACCATCACGTTCAGTTCGGCCAACCTGGCCCTGTTGGATCTGTCAGAGGGCGACCTGATCATCCTGGAAGATCTGAACGGAGCGGCCAGCTGGAACCGGGTCAAGTCCCTGACCTCAACTGTGGTAACCCTGGAATTCCCGGCTGCTTCTGCTCTGGTGGCGAATGACAGCGACCTTGTCTACAAGGTCTTCCAGATCAAGGCGGTGACTCTCTAATGGCAGGTGAACTCATTTACGGTGCTGGAATTCCCCAGGAAGTCGTAACTCAGATGAGCAAGACCATTCTGATCTTCCAGCAGAAATACAAGGACGGCTACATTGGCCGGACTTTGGTAGAACAGCGGCCCAATGTCTCGCCTCTGCTCCGGCGGGATATCGTTCGCAAGGTCGATAAAACCAAGGCCCAGGATGGCATATCTCATGCAAGGATCAGCCTCGGAGGCACCAAGCCCAATGTAGTGGGCACCAAGGTCAAGGACGACACCTGGCAGATCTACCGGATAGATGATGCCATCTTCATGAACGAGGCCGAGATAAACCTCGATCCTTCCAGGTGGAACACCAATGTATCTGTGTCTATGATGGAATGTCTCCGGCGTGAGAATTACACCATCATCAACGGCGATTCGGATCTGGGTATCACCGGCTTGACCGGCATTGCTGACGGCAACCCTCGGGGAAGCATTGTAGCATCCGGAGGGTCAGGCACCACCACCAACAATAAGGGAGCCTGGGATGGATCTGAGACTAACGCTGTCATGGACCCGTACAGTGATCTCCTGGCAGCCTACGGCAAGGTCAATCCTGACCTGGTCGGCACGATGTATCTTGGAGGCCGGACGGCTTACCTGAACTATCTCCTGGAAGAGGACGACCTAGGCAAGATGTGGGCTGATAAGATTGGTCCTAGGATATTCGGCCGGCCTACTGGCGATATGTCCTGGATGGTCAAGAGCGACTACTTCCCGGCCAACTATGTGTACCTCATCATGAGGACTGCCCAGGCGGCCGAGCTCGTCATTCCCGAGGACTACAATGTGGACGCCAACTACCCCAGGCAGCCCGGCCAGAACCAATACGCCGAGATCGGCGGCTGGATTGGCATCGAGACTCACTACAACGACTTCGTTGTAAAGATAGCCATCAACTGAGGATACCATGGGAACCAATAGACCGAGATCCCGTATAGGCCGAGAAGCAGGTGTCGGCCTGGCACCGGGATCGGGCGGCACTAATGACGTGGCCCTGTCCGAGCTCACCGACAAGGCTGCCCCGGTAGCCGCTGACAGTATCGCCATTGTGGACTCGGAGGCCTCAAACGCCTCCAAGAAGGCCACGTTCACCAACGCCCAGAAGATCCTCGGTGAGATAGCAGCGGGCACCAATGCCACCTCGGGCCTCTCTGAAGTAGATGGGGCCATGCGGGTAAATATCAATGGCACGACCGCCAAGACCGAGCCGATAGCGGCAGATTCGGTGATGGTGAATGACTCAGAGGACGGCAACAAGAATAAGAAGGTCACTATGGGGAATATGGCGGCCTTCTATCGGGCTATCGCCCAGATGCCGGACGACCTCAAGAGTTCGCTATTTCTGACCTATGCAGAATTTGACGCCGGGACGGCGTTGGCCGTGGATACCAAGCTTTCGGACGCGCTGGAGGCAAAGGGTCAGCTTATAGCCGTTCTGGGCATAGTGACTGAGCTTTTCGATGGCACGGCAGACAGCGAGGTTATCATTTCCAAGGCGGCTCTCGGAGCCACCCCAATGGCCTCTTCCATCGTCATGGACAAGGACAGCACCCAGGCGGTGGGCTCTGTGGTAGGGGCTTGGCCGGTTTCCGGGGCTGATAGCATCCAGGCCGCATCCGGAGATGTCTATGCCTACGTGAGCACCGACGACACCAGGAGCACCGGCAAGATCGGATTCTTGCTGATCTGGATGAAGACCGCTTAGGCTGAGGCAAGCATGGCCGACAGTTACGGCGGCGATCCTTCCGCCAATGCCAAAGACTATGTGAGGTTTCGGCTGGGTGACCGGGCCTCGCCCTTTCTTCTTACCGATGCCGAGATATCGGCCATCTTGTCCGAAACCGGGGGCTACAAGTTACTTGCTGCAGCTAAATGCGCCGAAGCAATAGCGGCTCAGTTCGCCGGCCAGGTGAACAGCCAGATAGGCAAGACCCGCACCGACAAATCGGACAAGTTCGAGCATTATACCCAGCTGGCCGAAAAGCTGCACGAAGAACACCTCCAGGAGCTAACTGGCACCGGGGCACCTATATCGATGCCGGAGATCGGGACGGTTTCAGATGTGGCCAACTTCCCGGCTCAGCTGCAGCCCGGCGAGATCGGCATGATGGATTGGTCTGGTGATGAAGAGGTCCTATGAGCCTGCGGGACGACTTTCCGGAAGAGATGGGGCATACAGTCACTATCGCCCCTCTTACCGGCAACAATGGCGATGACGATGTTTTCGGGACGGCCGTAAGTTACAGCTGCCGGATCGAGCGGGCCATTGTGAATATCAAGGACCGGCAGGATAAACAGGCCGTATCCACGGCTCAAATTTACCTTGACGGCGCCGCCTCGGTAAATTATGGTGACAAGGTTATCCTCTACGGCGAGTCGCCGCCAATACTGCGGATCGAGTTCTTGGATGACGAAAAATGTAGACCATACTCTACCGTAATATATTTGTGAGGTTCCATGGTGAACATATCTCATGGCTCATCCTCGGCCATTATCCGAGGGATGCAAGCAATAATCGATGCTATCAGGCTACAACACAGAGAGCTCCTGCATATAAACATCGATTTCGCAAGCGTATCAGAGCAGACGATCATAGCCGCTCCTGAAGCCGGATACAGGATACGCTTGGTATCATTGGAGTTATCATCTGCAAATAACGTTGAAGTGGCGGTTAAGTCGGGGAGCACAACCATCAGGACGTTCCGTGGAACCTCCATCGCATTATCTCCCGCAATACCCCTCAATCTAGGAACTGCTGCTGCATTCAAACTCCAGGCCACTACAGCAGATCGGATCTCCGGGGGATGCTCCTATTACATAGAAGAGGTGTAATATGGACGGATACCACCATTGTACTCGTTGTAATAGACGTTTCCGGGTGGATGGGGTCGAAGACGGCCGGGATTTTATTTACACTTGCGAAAACTGCGGCCAGATCGTGGTGTTTCACATGAATGGAAAGCATACAACAATCTTCTGTCCAATCTGCTCAAAGACCGTGGAGGCAAATTATAGGGCCATCCGATCCCTAAAATTTGAACGTCGAGAAAATTCGATGTATGGGGGAATAATATGACGAACAGTCCAATTGAGATTCTGGATGAAAATGAGCTTTCCAGGTATCTGAAAGTCTACAATGCAGGGTTGGTGGAGGCCACCGCGCACGTACCGATACATGCCATCGATGGCCCGAGCGCACCTACCCCGGTAGCAATTAATTTTGCGTCCGCTGCCGCACAGACGATCATAGCAGCGCCTGGTGTTGGGAATCGAATTCGCATCTGCTCTTTATTCTTCAGTGCCGCCGTCAATGTAACAGTAGCATTGAAATCAGGATCTACTACCATCGGGACTGTATATGGAGCATCGTTTGCGAAAGATTGGATTCAGCCGTTGAAACTTGAGGCAAACGAAGCTTTTGTGATGCAAGCGACTACTGCCGACCAGATTTACGGCCAAGTGTGCTATTGGATTGAGAGCATAGACAATCTGTGAGGTTATATTATGAGTTACATTCAAGTTAATACGGATGATCTGCTCGATGAGATTGTCGGCATATACAAAGATTGGTCACAGAGCACTCCTGCATGGGCGTATTGCGACTGCGACGGCACTCTAAAGACCCCACGCAGTGGATGGCAAGCCAGTCATCCCATCCTGAAGAATATCAAGACGTGCACTATCCAGCCCGGTGCAGCTCCTGTTTTCGGGTCGAATCCTCGGGGCGATGGACTGACTCTCGACGGTTCCGCAGGTCAGGTGATGGTCCGAATTCCGGCGGTATACGCCGACCGCTGGTTTGATGGAGACTTTGAATTCTTTATTCCATCCCGCTCTCCGGTGGTCACGCCAGGCGGGCGAAGTCTGACTTTGCACCCCGCCTTTGTGCAACGCGGTGGATGGGCAAGATCTGAGATATTCGTCAGTCGTTATTATGCTGGCCTTGGCATATCTGCGGCAAATGCCCTCTGTGCGATTTCTGCCAGCGGAAAGCAGCCGTGGACTGGCCAAGAAATGGTAGCCTTGGACTTTACTGGCGGGGTCCGCCTTCCGGTGGCAGGCGAGGTATTAGCAGGGGCCACATCCCTTCGACAGGGAACCGTTGTAGCGGTCAAAAAAACGTCCGGGGATTGGGACGGATCGGCAGCTGGGACCATCTATCTGAAGCTAGTCGATGAAAAACTGACATTCAATCAAGGCTCGGTTGAATTCGTCGTTGGCCAAACCGTCACAGGCGCATCCTCTGGCGCGACAGGTACTATCGTTGCTGTAGTGCTATCGTCTGGCTCGTGGGGCGGCGGAGATGCGGCAGGACATCTCGTGATTCGTGGCGGAAATGGACTGAACTACACTAATGCCGAAACGCTGACCGGATCGGGTGGCGGCTCAGCGAAAGCTACATCTACGTCTCTGGGAGATGTGAAGGCATCGTTCACAAGTCTGGAGAATCTACAGATCTCCAGCGAAACCGTGGCCGTAGCTAACGGCACCGGATCGATTCTGGGACTGACCTGCCAAAATCTTTCAGATTATGCCCGGGCATATGCCGGTACTGATACCAGGTGGGGGGTCATCAATCCCTTCACCAATGATCTGCTGTCAATGCTGGCTTATCTGGACCTGGGCACCTGCGATATTCAGTCACTATCCTCTGTGGGGTCCGGAGTCACGAGCAAATCCTGGACTAGGCGGTTCGGAGGCGCAAACAATGGCGCAGATTCGGTAGATTCAAATGTAGATATATGGGGCACCGGAAAGGGCACAGGCCCGGCAGGCCAGACTCCGAACATGTGGAGGGGCCTGCAGGACTTCCTGGGCGGGAACGTCTGGGGGTTCGCAATAGGCCTCCAGGGTAACAATGCGGGAGTCTGGAATATCATCAATCCCAATGGTCAGTATGTTCCGACAAGCCCGCTCACTGCAGGATCATTCGTCAGTACCATAGGATCGTGTCTGCTATCAGATGGTTACTGGGGCAAGTCGCTGAATGAAGCTGCAGCGAAATGGCTGCTATTGACTGCGGATGTTACGGGATCATCAGCCACGAAACGATGCGATTACTACTATTATCCGAGGTACGCGCAGACGGTCCTGCTGGTCGGCGGTGGCTGGGACTCTGGCGCGAATGTGGGGGTCGGTTATCGGTCTGCGCTTAACGCTGCTTCGCTTTCGACTCGGTATGTCGGCGGGCGCCTCGAATTCCTTCCATAGAACTAGAACGGTGAACGGAAAATGGATTGCGCAAGATTCTCAGAATTCGCCGATCCAGAGGATTGCGGCAGGCTAGGTGGTGAAAAGAAGAAAATTGATGATATTTTAAATATAGAGATTCTGCTGAAGAAATATAGAATCTCTAAGAGTAAGCATAATCAAGGCTACTATATAACTCTGCAATTCGAAATGGATGGAGTGTTATATGTCGCTTTTACAGGATCTCAGGTTATCATCGATCAGGTAAAAAAATACAGCGAAAAGCTACCCTTCTTTACGAAGGTAATCAAAGTCGGCAAATCATACTCCTTGTCCTAACGTTTAGGATTTGGCGAGTCGTAAAGTCCTGCTAGTCAGCGGTAACTGGAACAATGGCACGAATGTAGGAGTCAGTTATCGGAATGCGAATAACACTGCTTCGAATTCGAATCGGAATATCAGCAGGCACCTCGAACTCGTGGCAACGAGTATGGCCTCGAATAGCGACTCGTCAAGCACCGAAAGGTCGAATACAAAGCTTAAGTTAGGCTGCAGTGCTGGTACCTCGCTGGAACGCTCTGCAGCCTGACGGGGCTATAAGCATGAAGAGATACGGAAACCTATACGAGAAGATCTTAGATTATCAGAACTTAGTCCGTGCCCATCTCAAGGCCCGACGCGGCAAGAGTCACTATACTGATGTGCAGATGGTCAATGCTAATCCAGAACGGTACCTTAAGCCCCTTCAGGAAATGCTGGTCAATAAAGCTTACAGGACCTCGCCTTACACTACGAAGACCGTTTATGAGCCCAAAGAGAGATTAATATTCAAATTGCCGTACTATCCCGACCGAATCATCCACCATGCAATAATGAATATCCTGCAGCCGATCTGGGATTGCACCTTCATTTCGGATGTGTATTCTGCGATCCCAGGCAAAGGAATTCACGCTGGGCTTCTAAGGCTCCGGACGTTCTTGAGGGACGAGGCTAATACCAAGTACTGCCTGAAGTTCGATGTAAGCAAGTTCTATCCCTCGGTGGATCACGATATTCTCCTATCACTCATCAAGAAGAAAATCAAGTGTTCAGATACGCTTTGGTTGCTGGAAGAGATCATCAGG